CCCCTTTAGCTGCTGCTTTTCCTGCTGCTCCTTTAGCTGCTCGTCCTGCTGCCATTGTTCCAAGTTTCTTTAATCCTAAAAATTGTAGAACGGGTGCTAGAAATCCCAAAAATTTATTAATGACACGACCCATCATATTTTGAAGGAATCCTAAAGCAAGGACTATCATATCCCAAGTTTTGCTTCCTAATTTTCTTAGTCTTCTTCGAACTCCTTTTGTCTCTGAAAGATGTTCTTTTGCAAATTTATTACCTTTCTTTCCAAGATCTTCAAACTTCGCATCAGATTTCTTTCCTTCCTTAAGATCTTTTTCAGCCATCTCAGCAGTCTTTGAAATATTTTCTGCCATACTTGGAGAATGAGGACCTTCTCTTTCTTCTTGATCTTCTTTAAGTTTGCGTATTTTTTCTAGTTCAGATACTACAGTATCTTTACCTTGTTCATATTTTGATCTAGCCCATTCCTTTGTTGCACCCCATTTTTCTGTAGCTTCTTGAGGTACGCCCATGCTGCTTACGACTCTACCAGGATGTGCAAAACCCCCAAATCCTGTGATACCAGCTTTAGCCATAGACCCTTTATCAAGTTCAAGTTTTTCAACCATTCTATCAAACATTTTTTCAGAGAATGATTTTTGTTCCTCTATACCTTTTTCTCCAGTTAAGGCTTCTCGTATTTTATCGAACATTGTATATGTGACTTGTTTTGAAGGTGTAATTTCCTCACCAACAAGGGCTTCTGCTGCTGCCTTTGTATAGATTATAAGATCATCAATCTTTGGCATTAAGGTTGTATATGTCATTCCTAGTATATTTGATATTTTTAAAAAGACATTATGTGTTTGTGTTGCGCCCCTAACATCTCCAGCATAACCGCCTCTAACACCAAATAAAAATTTAATTGGGCTAACTATAGCTGACTTCATAATATCAGAAAATAGAAGCATATTTCTAAATGCTGGATGTTGAATAAGAGTTCTTTGCCATGCAATTCTCATACGAGAAGTCATACCAATTAATCCAACTTTTAGTTCAAGAATGGCTCTTAATAATCTTTTTTGATGACCTTCTTGTTTTGTATCTCGAACATTTTGAAATTCTTTTATAAATGTTTGAACTATGCTTCCCTGTTGTTCATCTCTTTCTACAACAACAGTTTCTAATTTTACTAAATTTTGAGACATTAATGATAATGTCTTATCTAGTTTCTTTGATATATCTGCAGATTTTGCTTCATCAATTTGTTTAAGGAGTTTATCAATTGGAGTAACAACTTCTGCTGCATGAACTTCAACCATTCCTCCTTGTTTAATATAACCACCTTCTTGTAGTTTTGGGGCCGCTCCTTCAATAGTCTGTTGAAGCTTTTCTAGATCTGATACTGTTGCTGGTTCTCTTTCCCTTTCTTCTTTTACTATATCTTTCCCTTTTTTGAATATGTTAGCAATCCCATGACCAGCTTTTGATAATCCTTCAGACATTGCTGATCCGACTTTATCTTTAATTTTTCTGGCTGCACCTTGAAAAACATCAGTTTCCATAAATTTTGCAGCGAAGTAACCAAAGAGAGGAGTTGCTCTGGAAAGGGCCATAGCAATAGTGTTAGTTTTATTTATACTAATATCTTCACTAATTGCTTTACCGTATTGACTAATAGCCTGTGTAGTTGCTTTTCCCGTATCAACTGTAATAGTTTTAACACCTGTTGCTAGGGAATTGATTGTGCGGCCCAACCCTTTTAAGACAGTGTTATATCCTTGAGCTGTTTCACTTGTAAAGTCTCCACGTTCCATCTCTAGTTGTGCCGTCATTTTTTGTTGCTGTTTTGTTAATGCATCAACCTCAGTTGAAATTTGAAGTCTTTTTCTATTTTGCTCTTGGGTTAGATCATCAACAGATCGGTGGAGACTACTAATTCTACGAGCTCTATCAGCAGCCATGTCACTAGCACCTTGATTCAATAGATCTGTACCAGGTAAAGTTTTTTCATCCTCTGGCATGTTTTAAATCTCCTTACAGTTTGTTAACCATCTTATATACTTTTTGACTTGGGCGTTTGACTAATGCTGGTAATGAAATTACCTCGGATGGTGCATATAATTCTTGATAACATAATTCCTTAATATGTTTTACATTTATCCCAAACGTCGTTTTATATGCTGTATATAATGGAGTAACAATGTGTCTATTAGCATAAGCGGCTTTGACAATCAAAGATGGTACTCCGCTTGCCATTGCTTTAAATATAATTTTAATAAGAACAATATACTCAGTAACTAATTTTTTTAATTTCTCAGGAGGTAATGTAGATATATCACCAAATGTTTCTAATAACATTTTATGATATTCAATTAATACTTTATTAGATGGAATATTTCTTTCTGTATTATTATAAATAAAATTAATTATTCTTTGAGCTCTTTTATCATCAAGACCATTTCGTTGAATCATAAAAAGCTGTGACCAATAATTTTTATAATATGAAGTTAGTTCTTGCTTAAATGTTGATAAAAATTGTCTTGGAAATTTATAAGAAGTCTTGTGTATCAGTTCATGTAAAGTTGTAATTGATAATTCATTATTAGATGCAAACCCAAAAATATTTGACTCATTCTCAACGAATACAAGAATATATTTTCCTAAAGTTTGTCCTGCAAATCCTTTAAATTCAGGAGGTTGTTTCTTTAGAATACTTTTAAGAACTCTATCTGTTAGATAACAAGGAATAAATTCTCCTTTGGTTATTAATTTAACCATTGTTGGTACAATAGGAGCTACCCGTGAAGATTTCATCATTGCTTTTATAAAATTTTGTTTTAACACAGAAGATGTATATATTTTGACTCCCCCATAATTCATTACAAGTTGAAGGGTTCCTCTTGGGGCAGCAAATAACTCAGTAATTTGCGCAATTTGATCTTCCATCTAATCTTCTCCTTAAGCTTGATCATACATATTTAAAATATCAATAAATCCACCCATTTCGTCAATGTGATTTTTAATATGTTTCATAATTCCATCATTGCTAAAATCAGATTGTGTATCTGCATTTCCTGCAATGATATTAGCCATCTCATTTGAGAGAGCAGTATATTCTTGAGTATCAATCATCATTGGTGGATCATATTTTCTTACATAGAATACACAAGATGTACCTAATGCTAAATCGTCATGACATCCTGTGTCTGCTTCAACTTTGCCATTTGTTTTTGTTACAAGCCCAGTTAGTTCCAGTGCTAATCTTTCAGACTTAACACATTCAGGATATTGTGTAATATAAGAATATAAAGCATCAATCATTAATGGTCTAGTTTTTGTATTAGTTGATAGACCTGGTAATACTGTTTGTTTGCCTCGTTTTTCTTTGTATATCATAGATGAAAATTCACTATTATTAAGCTGTTCAACAACCTGATTTCCATATGAGTTTGATTCTACAACAATCATTCCTGGATATTGTGTTGCTAATACTTTAACAACTTTTATAAAATCAAGTACTTTACATTTTCCTTGATACTCGGCGACTTGTTCAAGAGTTTCATAATCCCATACAGTTACTGCAGATTTATCATCTCCATGTTCAGGTGCTGTATCTACACCCATTATATAATATCTGCCAGGAATTGGATTTACAAATCTCCATAATTCCCCATTAAACAATCTCAATTTTTCAGTAGGTTCCATAACAGCATTCTGAACTTTTTCTACAGTATCTGCTTCAAAGAATGATCCTTCTGTTGGTAAGAATTTAAGTTCTAACTCTTGCGCAATTTTTCGCTTATCATTATCGAATAGCTCACATTGAGTTTTGTACCAATCAGCATCATCTGCTAATTCAGGAATCATTTTCCAATGAATTACAAAAGGTTCAAAAATATCATGTCTTGAAACTGCTTTATAGTATCTTTTAAAGTACCATTCTCCAACTCCATTAGTTTTATTAGGTGTTGAAAGAACAACAGTTCCGTATGGAACATTTGCCTTTTTTGCTTGCATCTGATTAGTAGAAAGAGCGGGAACCATTGATGTCCAAGCAGAATCAATATGATGAACAAATGCTGCCTCATCTATAACTAGAAAAGTAATTGCTTTACCACGAAGAGTTTTATCTGGAGCATTTGGATTAACAGGTGAAGCAAATACTTTACTTCCATTTGTAAGAATAAATGATTGTTCTGTCCTTTTTGCAAAACCTCTTCCTAACGGTCCTTTCGGAGGTTTCATCCATTCAGGAAGTTTTTCAACCATTCCTCTAATTGCTCTAGCAAAGTCAGTAGCTTCTCTACCGTCTTTAGAAATAATACCAATAACCGCATTGTCATAAAATATCGTTAACCAGGCGGAATATGCTTGAATAATTGTAGAAATCCCTATTTGACGACTCTTTAAAACTAATACATAATGTTTGTTTTCAATAAGATTAACAAGTTCAACTTGTTTCCTATATGGTTGAAGAAGAACGTCTTTACCGGGAACTTCTATCAGTATGTAACTACGACAAAAGTAATCAAAGTCGGCCTTACACTTTAAAAATTCAGCTACATAATTATCCGCCATTCCTTGAATTTCAGTGACTTGAAGTTTTGGCATACTAATCTCCTTTTATTTTTGTTCTAAATTAGGATATATATCTCATACTATATATATTAATTAATGAATAAGAACTTGAGAATTTTTTAAAAATCATAAAAAAAGGAGTCTGAAATGAAGAAGAGCGGTTTAGGGTTATGTGAAAGTCTCGATATACTTATTTTTTATTTTTCTTACTGACGTGGTATTAATTAGGGTGGGGGGGGTTTCCCCTTAATTCTTTTTATTTGTTCTAACTAAATTTATTGTCGCTGTAGTTTCCCAATTACCTGACTTTGAAAAATTTATAGCAGAACTCCAAAGAATATACTTCCCTTCAAAATCTGCATATTCTATAGTCTTTGGTTTAAACTTTACACATTCACCAACATTAATTAAATTTAAAACTGGTAAGTTTCTTTCTATATTAATTGAGATAGTTGATAAGTCAGCAATCGTTCTAGAAAATCTAGAATTAAATATTACTGGTTCAGTATTAAAACCAGTATCTTCATTATAATATCTTGTTCTATATACGGCAGGATCTATATATAATGGACTTGAAATTGATTTTGATTGGTAATGTAATGAATACGATTCTGCTACAGTTTCTAACTCCTGATTAATTGTTGCGCTTATTGTATTGTTCGGTCTTACAAGATGTTTTAATGAAGTTGCCAGCTTTGCAAATTTTGCGTTACCGGAATAATCTGTTTGTATTGTATCATAAGTATAAAAGACTTCTCCGGTTGCTGATTCATCTATAATACGATCCATTTCTTTTTTGTCTTTCATACTTGCCATTTCATAAACTGTGAACGTCTGAGCTTTTTTCAACTTTGCAGTTAGATTTTTAATATAAACAGTACTATCATATTGACAGAAAACACCAGGTACTCCATCAAATAGCCCAAATCTTTGATCTAAAAAACCATCAAATACATCTGGATCATTTCTTGTATGCTCTTTAACGATTTTATAGAAAGTTGTTGGAGGAATACATACTTGATCAATTGCAAGTTTATTTTGACCATTTATATCATATTCTAATGTTGCTCCCACATCAGATGCTAAACTTGATATTATTGAAGATAGATTAGTACCGATAAATACTTTATTAACAAGAGAGTTCATAATGATATATGCTTTTCTTGCTACAGTTGTTACAGTTAATGTTGTTCTATCTTTTTGAGTCATTTTAGACATTTCATCTTTCTGTGTAAGTTGAAAACCAGAAGATACATATAATAATTCAATATCAATTCTAGGACCAGGATAACTTTGTTCTCTAAGTAATGTTATACTTAACTTAATTGGTTCCCCACCAAAGATATCTTCTACTATTACATCATTGGGGTCGATCTGCATTGTTAAGGTTACAACCTGATATGCAGTTGAAAGAGACGAACCAAATACTATATTTGTCATATCATTTGTATAATCTAAATCTTTTATTTTAACTTGGAGATCATATGATTCGCTTGGAGTAAATACTCTTTTTTCTTCTGGCATATTAAATCGAACTCCTTTTATTTTTTGTTCCAAAAAAAATCTATAAAAAGTGAAGGATGAGAGGTATGGTCTCCAAACTGGTACCAACCCAGTTCATACCTCCCACCCGACACCCCTTCACTAACTCTCCGGTATGGTCTAAGTACCGGATACAACAAGGAGGACCCGCTATGGGTCTATGATGATTGAAGTCTATCTAAGACTTCATACATCCGTGGTGGAATTACAAGTACGCTTTCCGCAGCATTCTCCAATAACCTTTTGATATTCAGGTTAGGTTCAAAACTACTGTAGCATACAATTGCAAGAAATATCTGCCAAGCTGATGGAAGTCCTGACTCGGGAGATATATTATCAAGAAGAGCTGAAATTCCCTCTCTTCTTTTTTTGCCGTAACCTTCAATAACATCTAATAAGGTCAGCATTTCGTCCTCTGTTACTCTACTCTCAAAACTTTGAGTAATCATATCAAGGATACTATCTGTAAAGACCTGCATATATGAATTTACGGCAGAAGTTACACTGGTCATTGAACTCTCAATATGCACTTGTCTTAATTCTCCCAAAGTAAATGCAAATGTGATTTTACTGTGATCATAATCCATAGTGATACCAAATGCAATAGTTGCTGCTCTAGTACCGTTATAGCTATTATTGACAATCATCACTGGTAATACATCACCAGCATTTGGGACATTTTGAGAACTTTGGATGATAATTTCATTTCTCATCCTTGTGAGAAGATCATCTAGAATTGTATTCTCTTCTAATATTGGCATGCCAACAGATAAGATTGCTTCTCGAATCTTTTGATTTAAAACATCGTTGCCAATAAACTTGTACATGTCAGAGACACATCCAGCATATTTATAATCTATCCACTCTGGTTTTTTGGTAAATATACCTAGTTTAGGAACTGCTAAACCGTCTGTTTCATGTAGACTAGGAGTAGCTATGTTTGTAAATTTTGTAGCAAGCTGACGATATATAACTTCACCATATAAATCGTTGTAAGAGTACATACCTTTTTCTTCAGCGTGTGTTATATCGAGGCCCATTTGTTCTGCTCGTTCATGAAACGGTGTCACCTAATCACCCCTTTTTGATTATTTTAGTCATTGCTTTTATCAACTTTCTTTTCATACCTTCTTGAAACATTACCATTCTACCATCAAATACCTGTTCAGCTAATATATGACTTAATATATCAACAAGACATTCTGTATTAACATTTCCTGATGGACCATAACGATTTTTTGCAATATGTACTCCGTCTATATGATCAACATATAAAATTAAATTGGCACTGTGAGTACGTTCTGATATAGTTGGATGTTTTATCTTATATGGATTTGTTGTGCAATCGGAATTTAACCCATTCATATTCTTTCAGCCAAAAATCTTAAATATATATCTCGACCATCGAAATCATAAGAAGATATACAATTCTTCACTATAAATCTTTCTTCTAAGCCAAAGAAATACTCTGCTCGAGAGGATGTCCATATGGATGCATGTGGACATCCTGGTTCATTTAGAAGCTCAGTTGTTAGTATTATATTATGTGCTTCAAAGTTTCCGCCAGCTGGATCCAATGGATCTTCTTTTAAAATCATACTTGCTAATATTTCGTAATCAGGAACAACAATATCTACAAGACCTTCTTTTTTAACAACAGTTGACATAAGATATATAAAATATAGAACTCTATCCATAGGAATATGTTCAAGAAATCTATATGCACAAACCCGATCAAACACTATCTGTGTCCTTTCCATAAATGTAAATGCATCTTCTTTACAAAAATATTCCATATCTATTGTACTGCCATTTTTTCTCCAAAGAGAAACTATATCTTCAAGATCTTCTGGTTCCCAAGCTGAATAATAGGATGTATCTAAATTAATTAAAAGATGCGGTCCTTTATCCTGACCAAGCAGTATTGGTTGAATTTTTCCTGCGCCTAAATTTAATATTATCATTTTTTACCTCACAAATTCTGTTACGATACTTTTAGTAAACGGTTGAATATAAAACTTAAAGTATCTATCTTTATCAATATCATCTGTATCCATAATTTTTAATGTTTGTGGAGAAATCTCCATTTCACCATAAGCTTTTAAGAAGACATTGACTTTTCCGTTTTTTAATGGAACTCCAAACAAGTTTGGATTGTTTGAGTTTATAAATTTATCTTTTATTTTTTGTAGATTCCGAAAGATGGAATCTTTATTTGCGTAATTGATTCTACAAATTTGCTCGTAGATTTTATCAATTGCATTATATCTAAATGCAACACCTTTTATAGATGTGTTAAGTTCACTATCAAATGCAATATATTTTTTTCGGTCAATAGATGAAATGAATATTTGAAAATGTTTTCTTATGTTTAATGGAACATGATGGATATTAGTTTCTGCTAAAGTTTTAGTTATTATAATACCATCATATTGTCTAAGAATAATATCATCATCTGTGATATTATTACGTAAGATATATTCATCAATTATTGATCTGGTTGTAGTACGTAATATTGATGTTAATTTGGGATTCTTTCTCATCATTTTGCCTATCTGAATATTTCTTTCTAATTTATTATTTCGATCAACTCCAGATAGATCCATTCCAAGTTTTGTCATTATTGTATAATGACATGCTTCAATATCGTAAAGATAAACATCTCTTAAAATTAGCTTTACATTTTTGTTAATATTCATAATAAGTAATGGGCGGGGTGGTCGCCTTTTGACTTTTAAGTATTACTGTCAATCCACGGCTCACAGTCCCGCCCAACTTCCTTATGTTAAAATGTCAATGAGAGCACCATCAATTTGAAGATGATGGTTAATATCTGTGACTTCTTCTTGTCTCTCAAGCAACCAGTTTACAACATCCTGATTAGTTGTAAATCCATCAATTGCTTTTGCGCTTTGTTTGTATAGAAGTTGTAATGCTTCTAAATCAGCATTGACTAATAGTTTTGCTGATATTTCAGTGACATTACTTGTAGTTACTTCGAGTTCAGTATCTTTCTTTTTAACTCTGGCCGTAGCATACGGAATCATCTTTCCATCAATGTTATTACAGAAAACAGCAATGAGTCCTGTTTTTACCCCATAACATTTAATGAAGATATTATTCTCATATTCATAGACTATTCTGAACCCGTTGTTATATACATCCATCAATGTAGCAGGAAGGTTCAGAACTGGATGTACGTCAGCGTTTTCAAATACTCTTAGATTCCTCTTATCATTGCCTTCGGAATCCGGTTCAATATTTGAATCTTTGACTGCCATAATTAAGGTTTTCGCCGGATCGACTCCTCTGATGGCAACTTTAACTTGATTGATGTTATCAAACTGGTCACAATTTTGTTCAAACCAGTCAGACAGAGATATAATACTGATTGTATTGTCTTGTACTTCTTCACTTATTGCTTCTACTTCTTCGGCGGGTAAATCTAAATCTGCCTCCGAAAATGCAACTGCTTCATCTATAGCAGGTCCATCTTTTACCATTTGAGATAAATTCTCGTTCATATTGATTAAGTCTCCTTAAAATATTAGTCTTTCCACTTCTTTGAATCCTCTTTGGGATTCTCTCTCCATTTTTCGGCATTAATTTTAGTATATGTTTCGAGTGCAGCTCCTGCGAGAGCTAGGATTTTTATAACCTCTTCGTATGCCTTTACTGGTGCTACTCCATGATTATCAAATTCTACACATGAATCTAACCATGGTGGTAATTCTTTTTCCCATTTTCCTGCGTATGCTTCTATAGCTTTATCTGCATATCTTTTTAGAAATAGGAGGAAACTAGGAAAGCTTAAAGATTTGTCATCTGAATATTCTCCAAAGGCTTCGACTTCATAATCTCGTTCTTTGAAGTAAAGATTTATTACATCGAACTCTTTATTCATATGTTTGTCTCCAGTATTTGTTTTGTTTTCTTAAGAAACATGTCTCGAGATTCTTCTGAATCTCCATACTTAGTTAATAGTTTTGCGATAAACTCTGATAAATTAAAATCAAATAAAAACCACGTCTTATCAATAACTTTAAATGGTTTTTTCATTTTAACGTAAATATTCCCATCTCTGTGTAAATGTGGAAAAGTTGATGTTTTCCTATATGGTTTAGTAACATAATATTTTCTTGTTTTACAGGGTTTAGATCCTGTAAGAAACATGAGTATTTTACCATAGTCTATATATGTTTGTCGTTTATATTTAATCCATCTATAGCGATTAACAATCACAGCGTATTGGTTATCAGCGTATTTTGCTATAATTGGATTACGTCTCCAAAACTTTTTCTTATCAACTCTACTAGTTGGAAACCAATCTCTCCAATCTCCAAAATCTCGCTCATAATATCCAGAACCAAATCTGACTATATCTCCTTTTCTAATAGATAGTCTTTCAGAATCTTCTACTGTTTCATATCTTGTAGGATATTCTTGTCCAGTAAGGTGGAATCGAAAACGTCCACAAGAAGGACTATAAACATTATATGAGTTAAAACTCTCATGTTTCCAAGCTTCCATTATAAGTAACGTTTCCCATCAAATCCTCCTGGGATTCCTTTCCAGTTGACTGCAATGGCTTCAGAAGTATGTATTGATTCTTCATGGCTACACTTAATAATCCAATCACGAATTCCGTCAATGTTAGTTAATGATTGAGATATAGCTCTTATCGCATCTTCAACAAACATAGGATTCTCACCTGCGACTCGAGCAATCTCCTGTTCATCAACTCTCTTAATAATTGGATATGGTTGCGTTGGTATTACGTTTTCAACGGCTTCAATAATATCCTCCAACCAAACATATTTATCAGTATAAGGATTAGCTTCAACCATTATATGAGCAAATGATCTTTGATTATGAGGGAATCCTTTTGTATCAAGAACACTACATAATTCAGCAGAGCATGGACAATATGAAGCATATTGAATTGTTGCTCCTTGAAAGAATCTGTAAACCAATCCAGGTTTTTTTGGTCCGGTTGGTTGTGTTACTTGAACCTCATATACCTGTCCTTCAAATCTACATTTATAATAGATAGGAAATTGATTATCAGATATAATTGATTTTTTAATAATTGGCATTCTAAAATCGAATGTCATATACGCTCCGGCACCTCCAACATTTTCAAGCATTTTTTGTAAAATTTCTTTAATCAATGCGCTTTTTAATGGTAGATCTAAATATGGTTTTAATGTAAGTAGGAGTCTAGACATTGAGATGCCTTTAGTATCAGCATCAAGACTAGTTCTTATAGCAACGTTTGCAATCATTTGATGAAATCCACCATACTTAGATTCAAGTTTAAATGGAACTTCAACATTTTCGACTCCTACTTGCATAATAGGAATTTTGATATTTGGTTCTGTACATTGAATATCAGGTAAACATTTTTTATCTATCATAAATTTTTTCTCCTATAAAGTTGGGAGCACAGTTTTATTAAAAATTATTTCAACTTCATCTTGCCACTGCTGGAAATCAGATGGGGTAACTTTAGAATCTGGCTGTGGTTCAATATTGTGCTCTATATCGTCCATGCAATGGAATATTAGATCTGAAGGATACCCAAAAGGATCATGATCAGCACTTTCAAGAAAATTCTCTTCAATAGTAAATGACCGGTCCGGAACTTTTCGAGTGATCATAATTTCGGCACCACATATTGGACAATACATTTTTTTCATATATCTAAATCCTTTGGATTAAATATTGGTAAATGTTTTTCTTTATCTTCTTCTTGTTCTTTAGCTATTTTTTTAAGTTCTGCTTTTATTTTTTCTTTATCTTCTTCAATCTTTAAATTTTCCCAAACAACTTTATAATTTCCAGTAGTAGCAGTAGCAGTATAATAACCATTTTCCATTGTTAATCAACTCCTATTACTGTTAGATATGAACTAAGTAATTTAACAGATTCGGGTACTGCATCTAATTCTTTACTATCATCGGTTAGATTTGACTCAATGAATTTACGAATATAACTATTTTTCAAATCAATACAGTCAGATTTAGTTGTGAGAAACTCATGTAAATTAATTGGAGCATCGTGCCCAATCAAACATGCTGTTTCCATTTCACCACATCTTTGACCACCCTTATTCTTTCTGCCGCCAAGAGGTTGTAGTGTTCGTCTTGCATATGCTCCAATACCTCTTGCTGCAAGTTTCTCTTCTGCAATATGAACCATTCTAAAGAAATGAATGAATCCAACAGCGATTCGATTAGCCAAATGAACTTTAGATAACGGATCATATATTTTATATTTAAATTCTGCTCCTGTAAATTTTAGGGCATCTTCAACTTGCTCCAATCTACATGATTGAAATGGAGGTTGGACGATGGTAAAATTTTGAATAAAGTCTTCCGTTATTGTTTTTGGAAGTTGTTCAAATAGTTGTTTAAAATACCATCCATCTTCTGTACAATCAATTATTCGTATAAATTTTAGTAAGTATTTTCTTATGAGTTTCTGTGTTATATTCTCTTTGAGCATTTGTGACATTGATTGTTTTAGACAATCGACTGCCATAGATAAATGCATTTCGTATAACTGCCCAATATTCATTCTTGATATTATACCGAGAGGGTTAATACAGATATCTAAATGTCGCCCATCTGGTAGTTGTGGCATTTTATTATGAGGAACAATTCTGGAGATTACTCCTTTATTCCCATGTCTATTTGCCATTTTATCGCCTACTTTTACACGCCTGAAATGAACTCCATACATTTCAACATAAAGACCATTTATCCTCTCACGTTTTCGTTTATACTTTCCGGCGAATGAGAATTTATCTAGATTATGATCTTTAATAGTTTTCATAGCTTGATCTTTAGGCATAACTTTTTTGAGGATTTTTTGTAGATCTTTTTCCTTGTCTTGTTGTTTATCTAGTTGCCCTTCAATCCAATCTTTATATTCAGGTATTTCTGTATTCCATAAGTTACCGTATAAATTAATTTCAGATATTATATAGTTTTTTCGAGCTTCTAATGGAATACCCTCAGAGAAAACTGAATAATATTCGTCAGTGTTTAATTTTTTAAGAATAGCATATGGATTGCCTGCTTTAATTGTTTCAAGTTCTTCTGGTAATGGTTTATATTCGTCTTCTTTTAAAGAAAGAAGAACTTTATCTGGAGATAATGTGAATGACAAATCTTTATAGTGAACTGATGTTAATATATCATCATTAACCAGTCTATCTGAAATTACAATACCGTCTTCATAGTTATTTCCATAATATACCATAACGCCTGTAAGCAAGTTTCTTCCAATGTTAATATTCCCGTCTTTACAAAAATTACTTTCTGCTAAAATATCTCCGGATTTAAATTTGTCACCCGATTTAACATATATGTTCATAAAGTCCATGTGTTCAACATAGATTTTTCTATGCTGAACATCAAACAACTCAACGGTTTCGTCATTATATAGAACAATGATATAGTTACTGTCAATATGGACTACTTCTCCATTCTTTTTAGCTGTCTTAACAAATTGTGTGTATTTTGTATATAGACCTTCACAACCAGAGCTTATTAAAGGAGTATCAAATTCTCTTAACATAATTGATTGTCTCATCTGTGAAGATGCCATTTGCAATCTTGTTTGATCATCATGTTTAAGAAACGGAGTCATTGAAACAGGAATCGAAATTGGATTATCTTCACAAATATCATCTGTAAATTTTAAGTTTTCATCAAGATGTACATTTGGAATCAGATTCTGTAAAACTCCACAGTTGTCTCTATCTGGAGTGTCAACTGGGCATAAACGCCCAAACATAGTTGGACAAATATCTCTTAAATGTTTCGGAATATTTTCTCTTTTAAAACCACCTGGTCCAAGTAGACTTATCCTTGATAATTTTGTAAGTTCTTCAATTGGGTTTATTGAGAAATCAAACTGAACAATATCTGAAACATTACAGTCTGATAAAATCTGGGTGGAGTTAATATTAAACTTTGGTTGTCTTGATGTTCTATTTGCAAAACATAAATCAAATATAATCTTTGATACTTTTCCAATGACAACATATTCAAAACATCTTACCCGTTTATTTATAAATAGTGTATCATCAACAAATCCTGTTTTTAGAATTTCAGACAACTCTTCTAAAATAGAATCATACTGCATAAACTTTGCTGTGAGTATATCAACTTTAGAAATTAGATCAATAGCATATAATATATCTTCGCCTTTTGACTTCGCATTATATCTAGAATACAATTTACCAAGTTCAAGAGTAAAATCATCAGTTGTGTATCCGATTGATTCTTCACAATAAGTTTTTAAATCAACTCTTAATAAATCATAAAGATTACTACTGCTTGGGTCAATATCAAGGTCAAGTTCATATATTTTGGTAACTTCTTCAATACCATAGTACGCCAATAATATTAAAGAAAATGGAACTTTTTTACCCAAGAAACTGATCTGAATGTGCGGGATTTCTTTATCTTTAAATACCATTATAGTTGCTACATTTGTTCGTAGTTTTATACTTTCACCCCTTGTAACAATGGGGGTATCAAAAAGCTGAAATAAAGGGATTTTTCTTCTTCCATTAATATAAACATAGTTACCATCAATTAATTTGGGGATAAATATACTTATATCAATTTCAGAGCTTCCCTTTTGTAATTTAATAACCAATGTTTGTTTAAGAGTCTTGGCGAGCTCTCCTGATGAGAAACGAGAATCTTTAAGACTAATCTCGTTTATCTGAAATCCAATTTCTTCAACAGGTTTAACTATTTCTTGTACAGTAGATAAAATTTGATCATAATCTAGTTGTCGTATTGTGAAGATATTTTTATCTTCGTTGTGAATTGTAGATATTGGATTAATTATTTTCAATGTTATATCCCCTTTTCTTTACAGTCTGATTTTAAAGCGTCCTCTAGTTTATCATCCTCAATATAATAAGGATCGCTATTCATTCTTAGAACATTCATTATAATTTGAGTTAGTCGAAGATCCGGTGCATCATTCCAGATCTTCTCAACCAACCCTAATATACGTTTAATTCTAGCTGGATCTCTCATGTAATTTTCTCTCCCTTAAGTATTTTATCCATAACTCCGGAATATCTTCCTTCATATAATATTCCTTGAAGAATAGACTTCTTTGGATTTGAAAATGCCATAGCAAGAATCCAACTTTCTCGGTTAGGTACAGATTGTACAGAGTAGAAATTTGGTATAATTTTTTCTCTATCTTCTATCAGTCTCCATTTTTTGTAATCTTTCCACATCAATTGTGTAACTACACATTCAAAATGTATGTGATGAATATCTTTATCATATACATCAAATAAAGCATCAACTATTTCGGTATATGTTTTTCCTTTAAATTTATGTAATAATTCAGCAACAGATGCAAGATCTCCAATAATATCTCTTTGTTTCATGGAGTTTTCTTTATTTTCTTCTCCCTTAATTACTGCTGAACCTGAAGTATGAAAAGTTCTTAAAACTAATTGTGTTCCCCTCTCTCCTAATGTTTGAGCAGCAATAATACCAACAAATCGGCTATTTAAACTTTTATATAAATCTCCATAACACTTTTTACAGAGTCTATCAGATTTACATAAAATAGGACTTCGTATCTGAATTAATTTTCCAATTATATCTTTATAATTATCTTGAGTAATTTTATATAGTGATGATTCATCTTCTGAAAGACACCATCTATTTACTAACATATGAGCCTTTCGTTCTGTTTTTACATCGACTTCTAATAAGTCTGTAGTGCCACAATCATCAAGATCTTGATCAATCTGTAAGTTAGCACATGTAAAAATGAGTTTCCTTGATAGATATCCGCTTGTGCCCGTATTTAATGCAACATCTAAGAGACCTTTTCTACATCCATATGTTGAGAAGAAAAATTCTTTTTGATTCAAACCTTCAAGTAAAGAATTTTTAATTGGATGATCTAAAATCTCTCCATCAAAGTTTGAAATGAATCCTCTGGATAATACAAGTTGTTTAACTTGATCCCAACTTCCCCTTGCGCCAGATTCTATCATATATGAATATTTAAATTTATCTCTAAGTTCATGAATCAAACTAGGATCTGAAAATGCAACAATTTGATCTCTTGTTTCCTTATGAGAATAAATATTATCTTTTATTTTGGATATCCCTTCAATTTTACAATCTTGTAAAGACATAGTACATCCATATAAAGTTGCAAATTTGAATCCTATCCTTTTAATATTATCAAGAACCTGTATAGTTATATCGCTAGAATATTTATCTTTAATATCATTAAGGATTGTAAGAAGTTCTTTATTAGCAACAAGACCTTCAACTATTGGATAATCTTCTGGAAGTTGTTTGTTAAATTCAGCTTGACCCAATGGAAGGCTTTTATTTTTAAACATAACTGTCTTATCTGAAAAGCTGGGTGATGTTAAATAATAAATTCCTAGTATTATATCTTGGCTTGGAGTTGTAGTAAGACCTTCATTTGAAGGGCTATTTAAATTAGAAGAAATTAAAATTTTCTTTAAAATCTCTTCTTTAGCTTCATTAGTAACCGGAATATAAACTGCCATTTGATCTCCATCAAAATCTGCATTGAATGGAGGGCATGCTAAAGGATGTATTTTGATTACTTGATCTAACGTAATCTTAATTTTAAAAGCAAGCATGCTCAATTTATGAAGAGATGGTTGTCTATTTAATATACAACATTCTTCACTTGTTATTTCTTCACAAACTTTTAATAGAACAGGTGAATAATTATCAATACATTGATCTACAAAATCAATCGCCTTATTAAGAAGTTTAAATTTACCAAGTTGAATGATTCTCTTGGCAATCGGAAGTTTAAATAATTCAAGTACCATTAAATATGGTAGTTTACACTCATATAGTGAAAGAGTTGGATCTGGAGTAATAACTGCGCGTCCAGAAAAATCAATTCTTTTACCAAGAATATTCCCTCTAATTAATCCTTCTTTTTTTGCCATCTTTTCCAAAATTCTGGTATACAACTCACTCACATCTTTTTGTAGTTGTTTGAAATAAGTATAGTAAAGAGCTTTATCTCGATGAATATCAATGATCGTATCTTTCATCGCTTCTTTCTTGGTGAGTATTTGGACATAGTAACGATTGATTTTGTCCATTAGTTGTTTTGCTTCTCCAGAACTTTTTGATGTTGGTCTAAGATCAGGTGGGAGAACAATAATTTCGTCTATGAGCAGACTATTAATATTATTTAAAATAATTTGCCATTCAGCAATTCCTTCTTCAATCATTTCTGTTGCAATGTTTTTAACAAGAACTTCAATAGCTTCTGCACGTTCCCATGTTTCTACTCCTTCTGGGATTTGTTCGGGTATAGGTGTAACAACAAGTTCATCTCCAGTTTTATAGAGAACGCTTTGATCATTTTTCATAAGATTATCAATTGCTTTTTTCAAAGTCTTCCCACCCAGATCTATCAGTAGATCATAAAATATTGGATTTACAACTGGTATTGGTATTTTGATTTTTGCAAATCTTTTTCTTCGAGCATCACTATTTATAATATCAACTCCACAGTCATCACATTTGCCTCCAGATCTTGATACTCCATGATATGTACCACATTGACAAGTATAATTCCTCATTGGACCAAATATTTGTTCAGAAAATAATCCAAATGGGTGAAACTTTTTCTTTCCAAATGTTTTTAGAGACGTCACTTCGTCTAAGGGTTCACAAAATGTTTCATAATCTAATAACTTAGGCATTTATTAATCCCCCGCTTTGAATTTGTCGCTTATAAATTGTCCTATCTCACAGAAATGTTGACTTACTTTATTTGCAATCAATTGATCTATATCAGGCATTACTTCATGCGCAATTATTTTTATATCATCTACTGCCAACTGTATCTGTGAGTTTTTGATAGCCTTATCGACTATGCGAACAATCTCTTGTTCTAACAATGATGGTGGTTCTGTTAAATTAAACTTTTTTGTCTTGGCCATCTGACTCTCTTTCATTTATTTTTTGTTTTAAATTACCAATGCCTTTATCAACTAAGTCTTCTGCTGTTTGTGCAGTTCTATTAACCATCAAATTAAAAAATGATCTAACAGCTTTTTTACCATTACTTACAAGATCATCAATAATTGTTTCGACCTGATTTGACATTTCTTTATCACTCAATCGTTTTTCTTCCATGTCCCTAGTACCCCTTGTTTTTTATATTTTATTTCGCCCCAAGGTGTAAAGTAACAGTTGTCTAAGTTAAAGCAAGATAACATACTAATTATCATTGAGTTTGAGTTTTTTGTTAGTTCATGCTGTCTCAAACTATTTGGAATACAAAACTCTCCAGTCCTTGGAATTGCATTTGGATGTGGATTGTTTAAAATTACCATGTCGATTTTACCATCAACAGTTTTAACTATATAATTTTTAATCTCGAATTTTTTTGCTAATTTCGTAATTTGGTATAATTCATTTTTATAAATTAATTTTCTTGGCATAATAAATTCTCTTACTTCAACATTTAGTATTTCCATTATGCAGCTCCTGTTTCAGGAATTAATTCAATATAAGTATTATTACCTTCATCAAAAACTGATACTACAAAATTATTAAAATCTTCTTGACAACTTACAATAGATGTCAATACTGAAATTAAGTCTTTGCTATTCTTTAAAGCATTCACAGGAATTACTTTTTCAGAAATTGGATAAACTTTACTTCCAAGAAATAAAGTTAATTCTTTGTTTTTATTTATATCTAAAATTGGGACGATCTTATCCGGCAGATTTACAAATTTATCTTCGCCGATTACATTATCATAAATAACATCATAACAATTATTCTCAAAATATTTAACATAATCAAGTTCATATTTTTCGACAGTTTGAATTTCTATAAGAGCTGCAATTGAAACGTTATCAATCATCATTGAAATAATTGATGCTGCATGTCTTAAATCATTCTTTGTCAATTCCGTAATGTATTTTCCAGCTTGTTGTTTTTTATAAGTAACATTCTTTCTAAAATCAGCCATCAAGTATCTTGATGATATATAAAATCTTGCGTCAATTTCAGACTTTCGATCATATGTAAAATCTCGACAATCAATTACCAAATCTTCTTTTGGAAGTTTCGTAACACCTTCAATATATTCAGTTTGAAACGCCCAGATTTCTATATTTGGATTTTGATCCATTAAAATATCTTTTAAAGCTTCAACTTTTGGAATACCTACATCAATCTGTCTGTAGATAGAATTTTTTAAATTCTTCTTCTTAACTATATCGTGGTCTATTATGACTAGCTTTTCGGTGTTCTCTAAATTAGAGATTGCTTCTGCTGTGAACCCTCCAAGGGTTCCTAATCCAATAATTACAACGTTTTTAAATACCACGTTTTATAGTCTCCTTTTCAATCATTATTTTTTGGGGGGAGTTAAAAGCATCCCCCCATAAGAATTAAGCCAATCTTGAGTCTAACTCCTCACTATGATTTTCAATTGGTTCTGTAAATATAATTGCTCTTCTTATTAGTTCTTGTTCGTCATCTCCAACTGGGGTAGGTCTATAATGAGATTTATATTTATATAGCGAGTTGGCTAATTTGACAGGATAACTCACAGGAATCTCATATGAATATTTTTTATATCCTCTGGTTGTTCTGACAGTTATAGGCATGCTCGGATCTATTCGTTTGAGTTCTTCTGCAATTTCATTCCTGAAATGGAGCTCATCGTCATTTGATTTTATCTTTACACCACGTTTTACGAGCTCGTCATCACGACCAGAACCATTTATTTTCCAGTTGTTCTCTTTTCTGACTAGAGCTTTAATAGCACGACCAAATGCTTTGTTCTTTCCCTCAGATTTAGAAAATGTATCTAAGAGAGAACATATAGATACTCCTCGTGCTTCAATTCGCTGTTTTGAGGAGTTTATAAAAACACAAGTTGTAAATGCATTATTTACAACTGGACTGTTGACAAAGTAAAATGAAATTTTATCAACGTCATTGTCTTGTAAGATTTTTTGTATGTCTTCATTCATGGTTTCATTCCTTTATCTGGTGGGGGGTCCGAAGACCCCCCAACAGTTAAGTTAGCAACCCTTCTTGCCTGCTGGTTTCAGGAATTCCAGATTGTCACCGTTTTTCAGTACGTAATCAGCATCGACTGCTTTACCATTTACCAGACCGGTAGACAGACGATCAACGTTCAGTACTTCTCTCAGGAAGTCCCCAACATCTTTTACTGTCTTCCCTGCGACTGGGAAATTACCCGAAGATGCACCACATGATACATGAATGGTAGTAGTAGCTCTGCTACCGAAAGGTGCTCCTGGTTTGGTCAGCGTACTTTGCCCGGAAAATTCCAGTCCGGTCAGTTTACCACCTGCAGTTTTAGCAATGGTTGCTCCTTTTTTACCGTACTGAGCCATAATGGCGTTAACAACATCGTCCTTCGGTTTCTTGGTAACACCGACGATACCCAGTTCATCAACACACATTCTTTTCAGATCTTTTGAAGTTTTTGCCTCTAAGAAATCTCGATTAAAACTTTTACCCATGATAATAAGTCTCCTTCATTTCACTATTCGGATTTTTGCGTCTGTAGTCATACTAAGCATATCAAAGTAGATTTCAGACCGTTCATACTGTTCTTTTATAACCACGTTATAAAAAGCCCAGCACATCAATGTTGCTACCCCCAAATTTGTAAAATACAACTGAGGGTCTGATTGTGAAAGTTCTTCACAACTCATTTCTTCGGGTAACTTATCGTTAGGGTTTGCAATTTCCGGATGGTAAGCACATAAGTCCGGAGTTAAATCTTTTCCTTCCTTCCGGACATAAATCTGTACATTACCATCTGTAAATTCGTTCCCACCAGAGATTAAAATAACATCTTGTAAAGTTTTACAGTAATTAGAAACGATCATTCTGGTTTTGTGATTATCAACACATAGAAATACAATATCGCCTTCTCTTATAGTTTCCACAATATTTTTTTCGTTTACGAAGGCTTCATAAGAATCAAACCGTAGCTCACTAAATTTTATCTGAAGTTCAGTGCCTTTAATATCGGCTTTATTCCCCATGCGGGTAAACTCTTGCCTCTCATAGTTTTTATGCTCATATTCATCTCCATCTACTAATAGAATATCTGCGGCTAAATCCTTTGAATAATTCAGAAATCTGCATATTCTTTCAGAGAGAATAGAACCTACTCCCCCAAGTCCAATAATAGTTATAGGTAATCTAGTCACTACTTCTCTCCCTTGAAAATACTCGTCTAAACATGTTTTTTAATGACGCGTTAGGTTTCTCAGGAATTGGAGTGTAACTGGATCCTGGTTCTTTTATTTTTTCAATAGTTTCTTCCTTGGCTGCTAAGTCTAGTGCAGCAATATTAGCTTCTTCTTTTTCGGAATCTAGAAATGTTCCTGCATCTTTTTCAAGTTGTTCTTCTAATAATTCTTTTGAAGAAACTTCTGGTATAAATTCGCTATAGCAAAAAGGGCATATTGCGTCTTCTTGAACTGCACGAAAGCTGCTATTACATGATGGACATACTACGTATTCAGATTTAGGTTGATCTTTTTCAAATAAGTGATCAAATTCATCAGATGGAGCATAACTGTTAAGTAGAGTATCATCATCCACAAGAATTAGGTGTTCATCAGTTAAACAATTAGAACATATGGTTGTACCTTCAAGACCTTCTTCTTTAACCAATTCACCACATTGATTACATTGGTATATATCCTCTGTGAAGTCTTCCTTCTCTATCTCATTTGTTAGTTTACACTCTCTATGAACACATGTTGCGCAAGGAACAAAGTCACCCTCTGGCGTATGTGGAGGAAATTTAAGAGGTGATTTATTACCAGGCCCAACATTTAATGGAGATACTCGTGTACCAGTTACATGACGTACGATACCTGTTCGTTTCCAGGCATCTGAGTTATAATGTTGTCCCCAACCAGCATATCCTCGGGAACCATAACCATAACCATATTGATGTCCCCAACTCTTATATGTGTAAACTCCTTTGCTTACCATCTTCATCCATTTTTTGTTAAAGACTCGATCACTTGGAGATACATTCACATCATAGCGCCTATCAAACTTTCGATAGCTATAAAATTTTGGTGTTGCTGTTGCGTCTTCAACTAGTTTGCCATCTTGTACTTTATAGATTGTTCTTACAGCTTTATTATCGACTTCATTTGTTTCTGCCATAAGAATTAATTTGTCAATATATTCATCTGGATCAACCATAACTCTATGGCCATTTGCTACAATTGATGAAGAGATGCTTGGATACTCTTCATCAAGATCGCCCAATGTAATATGAAGACCGTCAAAGTGCTCTTCATCATCATCATCAACACCAGAATGAAATGCTGACATATTCCCATGACTATGAATAGTACCGATCATTGTCATTCCTTCAATAGTAATTCCTTTATCGTAGTCACAGGATGCACCTGCAACTTTTTGTACCGGCGGAATGATTTTATATTTTCCTGTTTCTTCATTATAAAACAGGAGCACAATAGATTCTGATCTATATTCTTCATATACTGCTTTAAAAAATCCCATGACTTTAGCAATCCATTTACCAGGAATTTTAGTAATATGCATTTTAGCCATAGTAGTAACACTATTTAGAATAGAGATATTTTTAACGGGCGCAAGACTTTCCATGACCCCAAGTTTTTTCTTTAGATACACACCTTCTTTTGCAATAATATAAAATACATCATCCTTAGGCATTTCATTTTGACCATCATTTAGGATTACTTTGAACATTTACTATACTCCTCTCTTCGTTTATAAGTCTTAATTCAGATGCTTCACATGTAAAGAAGTGACCATGTAAATTTGGCCACGCTCTAACTATACCCGCTTCATTTTGAATTTTTGGTCCAATTCTTGGATTCGGAATACAATCTAATATAGAATTAGCTGTAATATATCTATCTAAACTATAATAATCAGCATATGATGTAAAGTATGCAAAATCTAATACTTTAAGACCACCTACTCCATTAGTAAAGACAAACCATCCCTTTCGATTACTATACTCATTAATACCTTGAATAATATCACCAGGTTGATACTTAATTTTTGATACATCAATTGAAGCATGCTTTAATGATGGCCATCTTTTTGACTTAATTGTAGTTTTTTGGAATTTTGTTAATACGTCGCTGTACCATAAAGTACAACAATTTGAGCACAGAACAAGGGGTTCTGGTCCTCCCGTATCAGTTATAAATCCAATAATAATATTTATATCTTTCTTTGGGAATTGTGAAATGCTGGCTTCTTTAGCTTTGATCTTTGTTCCTGCAATCAATTTACCAAATTTATTTGTAATCTTTCTTATTCTACCAACATAAATGATTCCATTTGCTCCATCAACATATCTTTCTTGATGTAGAGTCCCTTCTTTATCAGCTAATATGAAAAATATATCACCAATAGCTGAGTCGAATTTAAACCCTTGAATTACTTTGACTGACAACATATTAACTGGATTATGCCAATCTGAAACAACTACTTTATCTCCTATAGTAAATTCAATATCCATATCAAAACTCTGGATACGAAATTTATCTTCCCCCAACATATATTTTTTTATTTCTGGAGGAATTGGTTTAATAAGTCTAGTTCTGTTTCCTTCAAATATAACGCCAGCAGGAGAACCAAACACACTATTATTTAATAATTTTGTCTCATTTATATCTTTTATAGCTAGCATTTTTCGACCCACTCTAAATACTGGTGGTAGAGGTTTAAGTTTATCAATTTCATATAGACTTTTAGCTCGTTTTGCTGCTGATGAGTTTAAGGTAAGATTATATGATCTTATACTTTGATTAACATGTTTCATTTCAATATGTAATTGATTTCTACTGGTAGAAATTTGATTAAATTTAACAACGACACCATTTTGAAACGGAACGTTTGCAATAGTTGGTACATAGACATATCGTTTGTTCTTTTTCAACATAATATTTTCATATTTTGGTTTTGACGTATCAAATATCTCTCCCTCAGTATTTTCCAAAATATAAAATCCATCTCCGAATCTACCTTCATGAAATCCATCTGCAGATTTACGAACAAAGGAAACCCTTTTATATGTAATGCCCCCGATGGCATTTTTCATAATTAGAATATCACCTTCTTTAATCTTTACTCCATTTTTCAGAATTCCCGTTTCTTCAAATCTGAGTTTCTTTGTTTCTTTAAGGAGATATTTTGTAAACATTTTGGTTTTCTTAAATATAATAAGTCTTCCATCATCTCGTTCAACTCTTATATATTTTACATCTCCACTATCCATGAAGCTAATAAGTGAATTAATATAACAAAGAGATTTACCATTTTTAATATAAAAAGGATCTCCAACATGAACATAAAAAGTTTCATTTAAATATACGCCCGATGCAACATCATAAAATAAACTAAATTTCTTTCTAGATCTTGGAGTAGGTTTTTCATCCTTGCCTGTACTTAAAGGTTGACTAAACATACTAGCAAGGCTGTGATATTGAACATCATTTTGTTTTGATATGCTATAAGTTCGTTTTACTTCTTCTATTGCTTGTCCTATATTCATAGGAATTTTAACCCAATCAACATTATAAATAAACATTGGATTTAATTGTGACAATGCTTGCCACTCCATATAAGAATTAACCCCAGCAATTTTTGAATATGAGTTATAGTTATACATAAAGTCAGTATTAAATTCAGATCCCCAAAAGACATTGATTGCTTTTTCTACTGTTGAATTTAATGATTGTGTCCGACCATCTGCTCTATCTCCAAAACAAATATACTGATTATCAGCTATATTTAGTAATGGTATTTTAAGCAAGTAATCAGCTAACCCCGAGAGTCTTGCAATCCTAAGATATGCTTGCCCACCAGATATATCATAATAATCTGATATATATAGAAGAAATATAACATACGGAAATGCCAATGTAAATTGCCTTGGACCTCCCTTCTCAGCGAAGTTTTTCTTATATTTGTATTCTTCTAATTTTCCTTCTGCTTTTAATTTATCAACTTCAGCATGAAAATGCATATTAATGCTGACAGTTCTAAATGCCGGAGGTTCTTCAACAACAATAATATGACCTTTGTTTACTTTTTCCATATATCTACAATTTGGTGGAATAACTACTGGTGTTTCGCTACCAAATTCCAGACTTATACGTCTTAGATAGTCAGGTGTTAATAACACTTTTTTATTAATTTTTGGGGTTGATTCCCCCTTCATTGATTTATCATATTCAGAAGAATAAAGATGTGTATATTTCTGATTAATTCGTATTTCATTTTGTAAATCGAGCATTTATTCACCCCTTAAAAATTTATACTGTTTAGCATATCCAGTTAGTATTTGCTCTGGTCTATGATCATTAATTTCCCAAACTCTTTGCCTCTTTATTGATGGACTCTCTGGATTCTTTTGCAGTTCTTTTTCACTTGTTATAAATAGAACTGCTAGATATACATCTTCACTTTCACGTTCTAATGATAAGAATGAAATTTCTCCTTGAGTCCGACCTGGTACTTCCAGTGTAATAAATATATTTGGTCCTTTTGGAAGTATTGTTATATGCTCAATGTTGCCCGTTTCTTGCTCAAATATTTGATCGCATAATATTCTGATTTTTTCAAGTACATCATCACTTTTGATTTCTGCAAGAAGTTTCTTTAAGATACCCACTTATAAGTTCTCCTTTACGGTTGTTTCTTTGTATAATATCTTCTCTCTTTAGTATCCATCCATTCAATCCGATCAAATGGAACTGACCTCCAACCTTTCATATTCAGATCATAAACATGCATAATTTTATTTTTCTGAATAAGTTTCAGGATTTTTTCAATGTTTACAGATTTTGGATGGTCTCTTTTTGGAATTTGTTTAAAATCCAAAGTACACTTCATGATACGATTCGAACCATCTTTCTTTGTAAATCTTATAATTACTTGCTTCTCATCATATACTTTTTTCCAGAACTGTATGGCACTTACAATTATATTAGTATCTAATTCTTTTTCTGCCATAGTTTAATCCTCCCGTTTATCTGAGTGAACTAGTGTGCCCACTTCCTTATTTGTTCTATCAAAATATTGACTCATCATTAAGCATGAATGATTACAGAGGTCACAAAGACGCTTTTTATCTGTTCTTATTCCAGTTAATACATCACTGGACAAAAGTTGTGGATATGCTGAATCGAATAGATTTTTTATGGTGTTATATGGAGTTATTACTCCTTTAATTCTTAAACATAATCTTATTGTTCCATCAGAGTCAATTGTTAAGTTATGTATACCATCCTCAAGCTCGCAGTCAAAATTTGATGGTAATGTATCAAACATTCTTGGAATTAAAATATCTTTCATATGAACTAACAATGAATGGTCGTGCATAATATCAAGCAACTGTCCTGCTAAACTTAATGTTGGTTGAACTAAAAGATTCTTATCCCTAATATTTGAAAAATCGTAATAGATGTTTTTTGTAATATCTACAAATGTAATATCGCTATATATTTCTTCCTTACTTAAATTACAGATAAGTTGGTGTAAGAAATGTTGATTATGTTTCATAACTGTTATTTCAGCTACAACATCTTTAACCAACCCTGCTGCTTGAAGTTCTTTTAATCTTTGTAATCCTTCAATACTTTTTCTGACTCGATCTTTGTTGAGTTCAGGCTCGTTAAAAATAGGATCAACAGAACTTGTAAAACCTTCTATATGACCTACTTTATTAAATAGTTTTATCAATGCAGGTTGAACTTCAGGTGTGTTATTACTGATTATTGTATAATATATTTCATTATCATTACAATAATTAATAATGTCTGCAAGGTCTGGTCTTAATAATGGCTCGCCTCCATAAAAGATATTGAAGACATTTGGATTATGTATTTTTAATTTTCCTAATGTTTCAATAACAACTTCAGTTGGCATTTCGTTTTTGATATAATGTTTCATATCAGGATAGCAAGAAGGTTTATTTTCATAGTTTCGAACTATACCACAGTAATCACATTTCAAATTGCACTTCCTTGTGAGAAGCCAATTTACAATTCTAACTTGACTCATATTAATCTCCAGTTTCAAGTAATATCGTTCCGTCATATTCTTCTATAATATCACGAAATCTGTCTATTCGATAACAGTCATTTCTGTCTATTCTAGCATAAGCGATAAACTTACCCCTATCTAATATCTCAGCAGCTTCTTTATAACATATTTTATCCATATTATAAAAATCGCTAGGAACTCCTCTTGCTTTTGCAATCCAATCGTTTCTTCCTGCTTCGGTAAAATTGATAAGATTTTTTTTATTCTTGAAGAATCTAAAAGATTCATCATGATGGAATTCGAATTTCTTTTGTATATCTTTCCTCAATGTTTTGTTGCCTAGTTCAATAATGAACATTGTGGACGAGCTATTTGTTATAAAATCAAGATTTATTTTCATTGATTTTCTACCTTCACTACTAATTTTTTAAGCTCCCTTAAGCTTATTGGAGAAACTGTGGTTGCACCCTCTCCATCAACATCAATCGCTTTTAAAATTAAATCATCTTTTCTTAAGATATCAAATAAAATTAAAGAGTCCCACCCATACGGACCAAGCATAATTTCTTTTCCATCTTTAAGAAGTTTTCCCTCTTTAATTATCTCGTTTAATGTACATTCAATTTCTTCATTACTTGGCTTTTCAACTTCTATATAATCTTTATATTCTTGTGAATGTCTAATTCTATTTATTTCGATATTATAGTCTTCTGGTATAAAGATTATAAAAGCAGAAGATGAACTATTTGTTATAAAATCCATTTTAATTTTCATAATCATTCCTTAGTGCAAAGTCAATATTTCATCAGCTTCAAGTTGATCTTCGTGTCTATGAGAAATCAGATATATTGATTTTCCAAACTTCAGCTTAGATAAAACCTTTGATACATATCCAACATTCTCTTCATCTAAAGCATCGAATATTTCATCGAATAATAAGATGTTTATTGATACGTCTTGAATGCTTGCTTGTAAATCACCAAGAGTTAAAATTGTAGCAATATCAATAATCCTTGTTTGGCCGCCTGATAATTGAATTCTTGAGTTTGCTCGAGTATGTGTATCAACAACATTAACTGAAATTTTATCTCTAAATTCTCCAGCTTTAGTTGCTGCTAATGTATCAAATGATACAATATATCGCCCGTTTGTAAGTTTGTCTAAGTAATAAGAAACCTTTTCATTCATAAATGGAATCGCTTCATCAATTAACATTGATGGAATTCCAGATGAAGAAAATGCCATTTTCCAAAAATCTAATATTGTTTGTCTTCTCTTAAGAACTTGTAAATCTATATCAGCTTTTTCAATTTGAATCTTAAGAACTTTTTGTCTTTTTAGATATGAATTCAGTTGAGTTTTGTCGTACTCCTCATTTTCTTTATCCTGAATCTGAATTCCTCGGATCTTTAGATCATGTTTGATGTTGTCAATTGTTTTTTTCGCTTCATCCAATTGTTCTACAGTATATTCTTGGTCTTTCTTTTTCGATAACAATACCAACTTCTCAGAATTAAGATCATTATCAATACTTTGTACTTTCTTTTGTACTTTTTGTATTTGTAGTCGTGATAATTCATCAATCTTTTCAATAGCAACATTCCATCTATTATTGACTTCTTTTAATTGATCCTCTTCTTGTTGTTTTATCTGTTTGTGTTCTTCTCGAAAAGTTACTTGTTGTGCGTTAATACTATTTGATTCTTTTGTATATACAGCATTATTCTCATTAATTTGTTCTTGAAATGAAGAAACTAACTTAAATGCATTGTCAATGTCATTATTATATTTTGTGACTTTTTTATTTAATAAGTCAATTGTTTTTTCTGATACTTCTTGTTCACAAAGAGGACATTCGGAAACTTCAGCCTTAATAACATTCTCTTCAATTTCATTTATTCGAGTCTGGTAGTTTCTCATATCGGACTCAAGATTTTGACTTTTCAATTCAATTTTGTGATTTTCTTCTTGAGTTGAAGTATTTAAATTATTTAATAAATCTTTTAATTTTGATTGTTCATCCTGAATACGATCATATTCTTTTTGGGATAAAATATGTATAATATTTTTTGCCTCAACTGCTTTATTTTGTATTTCAAGAAGTTTAGTTTCTCGTTGTTGTTCTATAGATTGAACTTGACTATCTAAATCACTTTCCATGGAATTTAACTTTGATTCAATATTTGATAATTCCGATATTGTTTTCTCAATATCTATATCTTCTTTCTCCATACCCACTAAATTTTCTTCCCATTGATTTAATAATCTTTGGTTTGACTCGATAGATTTTTTCAGTTCTAATATAGCATTTTGTTTTTCTGTATCGAATCTTTTTTCTGCAGCAAGTAATATTTGAATCTGTTGTCTCGCATCAGTTTGTAGTCCAAGATCAATTCCTTTATTTCTTTCAACTCCAGAAATAGATTCTATAACTTGCTTTAGTCGCTTGTCAGTTTCTTTATAAAATAATTGATACTGTTCTAATGCTAAAAGTTCTCGAAAGATTAACTTTTTATCAGAATCAAGTAAATCTGTAAAGAAGTTTTTAACCTTTTGACCAAACATTAATGTATTCGTAAATGCTCTTCTTGAACATACTAATTTTTCAATTTCGGGTAATACTTCTTTATGACCTTTTTTAATATCAACACCATTTTTATTTAAAATCACTGTATTGCCAAGTTTTGTATATTTTTGGTATCGAGTGACAAGATATTGATTGTCATTATCCATAAACTTAACCCACGTTTTACAGTTACGACCAATTACATTATTTACTACATCATCTCCTTTTGCTCCCTTACTTGTTAAACCCCAGAAGGTAAAAGGGATGGCATCGAGGGCCATAGTTTTTCCTATCCCATTTGGGCCAGTTATTAATGTTAAAGAGTCATTTTTAAATTGTAAAATCATTGGATCAATATAAGGACCAAAATTTTCCATTCCCACTTCTTGAATATTGATTTGCCTCATATTATACCTCACAATTCTGAATTATATCAAATGCTTCTTTGGTATACTCATCTACATCTATTTGTGGAATCTCTTTGATCTTAACAAACCGATTAATTCTATCTTCCTGAGACATTGAACTTGTAATCCCTCTATCAGTAATATCGGCTTCTGTTTTATCAACAATATTAAAGTCATCCTTAAAACCTGTTATATCGACTTTTTCCTTCATAAGAACTTTGACATGATGGCCATCATCCTTAGCTTGTTGGGCAGCTTTTAACGCGTCATCTTTATTAAGACTATTCATTTCAATTTCAATATATTTTCTATATTGAATTATCGGAATTTCATCAACTTGAAGAGTATCTGTATCGACAACCAGAAAGCGTTTTTCTTCCCCTTTCTCGCCCCAATCTAATTGAATTAGGGAACCAACATAATAGATTTTAATATCATCTCTTATAATTTGTTGAGGTTTATGATAATGTCCTAACAGTACCAATTCATATCTTCCAATTAAATCTTTTATTCCAATGTCAGAAACGATACTTATCCCTGAATTTAATACTCCTTCATTTAATCCAAAATGAGATATAAGTATCCTTCCCTTATTTTGTTTGACTTGATTTACAATATCATAAGAATATGGGATACATATTAAATCATTATCTACAGTTTGAAATTGAGTTACCCATTCAACATTAATATAATTCCTTATTGGTCTTAGTGCTGATATTGCATCTGCTCCCTTTCCAGATAAGTCATGATTCCCATCAAGTACCCAAAATTCTAAATCTTCATATTGTTCAAAGAAATCTAACATTATCTCTTGAGCAATTGCATAGATGATTGATTTGTTGTGATAAAGATCACCGCCTATTATGATTCTTTTAATATCATTTTCACAACAATAATCTCCTACTTCACAAAGAGCTCTTTTTATACTATGCAATCGCTCAGGAAGATTTGTTTCATCTTCAATTTTATCTTGACTATATCTCGAAAGATGAAGGTCTGCAATAAATGCGAATTTCATAATTTATTCATTTCTCCTTTTTGTTTAGTAACCTCCTTTTGTTTCGGAGGAGTCGTAGCTTTTTCATCTACTTTTTCTTCTTGTGTTGTAGTTTGTGGTTGTTTACTATCAGAATCTGACTTTGCAAGAAAGAGTCCAAACAGAAGAATCATTATAATACCAGTTATTGCTAAACCAAATAGCAAGTCAACTAATTCAAAACCTTTTTGATTATTTATCTTTTTAAGAAACATTTTATTCTCCTTTACAGCTGATTCATTTTACCATCTGATTTAGTAATCTCCGGTTGTTTTGGCGGACTTGGAGCTTTTTCATCTACTACTTTTTCTTCCTGTTGTGTTATAATTTTTATATTATTTTCTGACTTTGTAGTCATCGAATAAAAATGTGGAACTACAATTGCTATCAAAATAGCAATTATTGATATAGCGACCATTAACTCAAGCAAAGTAAAACCTTTTTGATTATTTATTCTTTGAAGTATCATTTTTATCATTTCTTTGTATAGATTTAAACATAGATAAAACATCCATATTATTAATTAACATATTTTCAATGATTTCTTCTTTCACACCTTGTATAATATTATTTCCTTCTCCATTCATTTCGAGAGATGCTAAAATAAACTTATGTTCGTTGCATAGATCAAGTATGGAATTATATATGGTAAAGTGAACTCCATCTGTTCCATACGTCCAAAGATTATCACCTTTTTTTAAAGATGCTATACAGTCATATATTTCATCAAATGCTTCTGCTTCTTTAGCCTCTTCATATGTCTCATCATAATTATTATTTATATATGTTTTTATTTCGTCTTCATTTATATGGAAGCTATTTGGTACCATAACAACAAAGGCAGTTGATGAACTATTTGTAACAAAATCAGATTTAATTTTCATTAGTCATAACATCCTTTATATTCTATATGATCTTCATTTATTCCGATCTCTAATAAAAACCATAACATATCAAAGTTATCCATTCCTGTATCACCCATAATTAAATCACCCGTTTCACTTATACCCCAACCACTATGATCTGGAGTATACTCCAAAGATTTAGGATGATATTGTTTACAAAATTCATGATGATTTTGAATAAGAAGAATTTGAATGTTGGATAAGTTTCTTTTTTCAATAATGAAACTAGCACATGAACTGTTAGTTACAAAATCCGTTTTAATTTTCATTACCGATTTTCCCAACATTCTTCAATATGCCCTGGTTCACTTTCTATTCCAAAACAATCCATAATCTGTTGTTGAACTCTTGTTTTAAATTCATTTAATGTTTCATCATCTTTCATTTTGGTATATTCAATACCAACTATTAATCCATCATAATCATAATCAGGACCGGATGTAGAAGTGAGATCGCTTCCCTCAGTAAAAATATCAGCTTCATAGTTGAATGCTTCTTGAAGATCTATATCTTCTCCTTCTTTTTCTTTAACCTTTTGAATAATATTTTCTGGTACATCATCTAACTTTATATGAGTTCCAATAACTACAAATGATGATGAACTACTGTTGGTCACAAAATCCATTTTAATTTTCATTGTTATTCCTCAATTGATTTTATTTACAAACTAGTTTTGCTAAATTACCAGTTGAATGTTTACTACCAGTTGGGTGCCCATATTTGTAATGGCATTTTGCGCAAACAGATATTGCATAATCTGGGTCTAAAGCAAAGAATGGTTCTAATTTTTGTGGTCGTAAATGATGAACTATAGTTGCATGTTCACCACAATAGTGACAAATTTCACTATCTCGTTTTAAGACAAACTGATTTAAAGTATTAAGTTCAGCTGAAGTATGGGGTTTATCGGTATCTGTATATGGGTCGTTTTGTAATCCATATAATGGGCAAACTTCTTTACATTTCTGGCAACAATAGAAATAACTACCGTCATTTCCATCTTGTTTTTCTAATTGATTTTTTCTACATTGTATTTGCATTAATGTAGGAGTAAACCATCCACCTTTTTCTTTTGAATTTTTACAATTGTGATTTTTACAGTGAACCTGAATTTCTTTGGATTTATCTGGATTGTATCTCATTTCTTCAACTTTTGAGAAAAATGGGTATTTTTCTTTTATAGTGTCAATGGATAGTTTACTACTAATTCTCATATTACTTATTGTTTTGATAGAGAAACATGCTTTTTTATTTTTATTCCATGGGGTTCGACCTTTATTTTTAGAACTTATATTTTTTAGTTGTTCCTTTGTTAAATAATTTTTTTTGCCTTTGTTCCATGGAATATTTCCTTTGTTCGCATTGCTCTTTTTCTTTCTTGTTTCTTTAGAATCTTTCCATGTTTTTCCATAATTTGGATTTAACGGTCCTTTTAAAACATTGCTCTTTTTCTTTCTTGTTTCTTTAGAATCTTTTCTATCCATGGCATAATTTTTTAATATCTCTTTTGTTTTAAGTGTATGTTTTTTTGAAAAGAATGGATTATTTTTATCTGATATTTTTTTTCGTTGATTTGGGCATTGTCTATAGTGTTTATTGCAACACTGCTTCCCATTTTTAAATTGATATTTAGCTTTTTTTCCGCAACCATAGTTACATAATTCCATTTAAGTTTTCCTCTTAATTTACTCGCCTCTAAGAATTTTGTGTGTTACCTCGCTATCAATGGGTTTTACTTTGTTATTTGTAAACAGAAAATATTGAACTGGCCATTGTTTTTTATTATAAAATTTTTCACGTTTATAGAATGTGTTTGCAATATCTGAACAACCATAATCGACCATATCAACTATAATAGGAGTTTGTTTATTTTCGCTATTTCGTACAATTCGGCCAGTTATTTGCTCTATATTTGATATTGGAGATGTCATTATAACTGTATCTTTCCATGGTGCATCAATTCCATCTCTACATTTACCAGGTGTTGCAAATGTTGCTTTTGCATTAAGAGTTTCAAGTCCACCAGAAGCACAAAATTTGGCTTTGCTTTTAATAGGCATCCAGTCATATAATTCATCAATTAATTTGATTCTTTCAGCCATACATATCAGATCCCTTGTTTTAAATTTGCCTAATAACCCTCTTATCGCTCGCATAAACGGTTTTGATTTTTTAATGAGGTTGAGGTATCGTGCTCTTTGAAAATCGCCACCCCACCGTATATACTGTGTCCTGCGTGGTGTATCTATTTGATAATCCAAAAGGAATACAGTAACTTTTGCCCCCATCGTACCTTCTAAATCATCATCTGAAAATATATCACCAAGATGAAATTCGATTATATCACCATTGCCGTCAAACCGATATGGTGTAGCACTTAATCCATATGTGTATTTTGCAGGAATATGAATTGAACATTCCGAAAATGTTGGAGCTCCGACTGATGTATGAACTTCATCAGCCACACATACTCCAATATTTGCCTCATTTAATTTTATTAAAAACCTCTCACGGTTTCTTTTTAATAATGATAAGAATGTTTGAACCATTGCTATAATAACAGGTTTATCTAAATCTTTCTCAAATGTGTTTGATCTCAAATCAGCAATATCATTATCTTCGAGATTTGTAAATTGTTTTAATCTATTTCGCCATTGTTTTGCAAGAGGGTCTCTATGAACTAAAATCATAGATTTTCTCTTTCTTTCAGCAATCATACAAATTGCTATAACAGTTTTTCCAACACCAGGTGCAAGTTGTAATGTGGCATTCTCATTTAACATTAAATGTCGAATAGCTCTTTCTTGTGCTTTACTTCTGGGTATTATATTATGTTCAATTTCAATAAGATTACCATCATGCCTAAAATCTTTTATTTCATAATCAAACATGTATTTTTGAATCGGAAAGTTTCTTGGTATTAAAAGAAACTTTTCCGATTCAAGATAGAATTTATTTATAGTATAGATAGACGAATTATATGCCTTCGTCCTTCTTCCCAAGGATTCTTTAATTTTAATATAATAATCATCATATTCATGTTGTCTGGGTATAAGTAGACCAGATCTTTTAATAATTTCAATCACTATCTTATCCTCTAATCCGATGAATATGTTGCAGAAGACGTATCTGTTTCAAAGACAGTCACATAATCAATATCAACATACCACATTGTTTTTAATATTTCACCAACATGTTGAAATATATCTTTGGCCATATTCTCTGCTGTTGGTTCATAAGGAACTATAAGGATTTTTGAGGAGGGTATAATTTCCTTCATTTTTTCAGCAATCTTTTCATCTCTTTTACTGAGCATCAAAGCATGATCCATTGAATCTAAAAATCTTTTGACTACATGTTTTAGATCTGAGAAATCCATTATCATTCCTTTATCATTTAGTTGCTCACTTTTCAGACCAACAAGGACAGTATAATTATGTCCGTGAATATTTTTGCATGCTCCACCATGACGACTAAGCCGATGACCCATAGCGAACGTAAACTCTTTTACTATTCTATACATAAATATCTCCTTTACAAACCCCTAATTTTTGGGAATGATTCACTTGTAATCGGATAGTTATCCGTTAGATGTGGTCCATGCCCGCTTCTGTGTTTAAATTCTACCGAAACATCAGCAGTTATTCCCAATTCTAATGCTTGCATGTGAATTTCACTTACAAGTATTTGAATATTTCTCATAACTAAATTATGTAGAAATTGATGGTCAGGAGGTTCATAAGGATTTTTTTCTCCCATAGCATAAGTTATCCAGTCTTTTCTTCCCCGGCCATGACAAGCAGGACACACTCTATCTATTATAGAATGCCCTCTAACAATTTTTCTTCCCCCCACATTCTCTACATATATAATCAGTTTCATTGAAGTCCATTATATTGCTCCAATACAAAGTTATTTAAATTTGATAAACAGTTATTGTATTCTTTTATTTCATTATTTATTTCAGTTGTTTCTGTATTCAGAGTGAACATTTTATTAATCCTGTATTTATTGATCAATGCTTTTGCAGTTTCGGCAGAGACATCTGTTGTTTTTTCAATTGATTTGAGAGCATCTTCAATATCCCAATTTTTACTGATATATATTCCAAGAGGTTTCCGGATTATCTCCAGAGCTTTATATTCTGCAATAAGTTCAACTAATCTTTTAACTTTATGTTTTAACATCTTTTCATTTATTGCACAGAACATCTTGTATGTATCAAGTAGCATATCATCTACTGATTTTACAATAACTTTTTGGTTTACATCAGTTACAACAATTTCAAAAGGGATGCTCCCTTTAATAACATTTTTTAATTTATTAACAAATTCTTTATAAATCTTATCTCTATTTCGTTCTCTTAAAACTTGAAATTTAATTTCTGTTTCTGTTACTGAAAGATCAGTAAATCCGATCATTCCATCGTTGAGTTCATTTGAAAACTTTCTTAGAAGTGATTCAAATTTCTTTCCGGGTGGCCACGATTTTAATATTACCGAATTAGTTCTTGGTTGTTCTATGATCACACCCTCAACTAAAATCTTAGCTTTCCCCGTTGTTAATAGTTTTTCAATATCTTCTGGTGTTGAAGTTATTGCGCAATTAGTTATCGGGGCAATAATAGGCTTCCTTTTTCTGACACCAAGAAGCCATAATAATCTTTGCAATAGATCTCTTTCAGCATAACAAGGAATAAATGTTTTGAATCCAAATCCTATTCCTTGAGTGTATTCAGATCCCAATAAACATGCTGGATACATAATCGGCAGATGAGACGGCTCTTTATCGTCAAATTCTGTTTGAATCCATTGAACATGATCGACTATTTTGAATGCCATATCAATTGTTCTCTGTTTTGATTTACATTCAGTATAACGTGGGGCAGCTGGTCCAATTGATTCAATGCCAACATTTGAACCGAAGTTTCCTTGTCCTGTCAAGAAACCTTGTCTGACCAATTGAACAATTGTTCCATAACATTCACCATGAGGATGATAATGACCAATCGTATAAGCATCAACTTGTCTTGACTTTGCAAATTTATTTCTAGCAATCTTAAATGCTGATAATAATACTCTTCTTTCTACTGGTTTTAAACCATCAACTTCTGATGGAAAATTCCTCCAGTTGGAATATTGACCATAATCTCTATATAGCTTCGGTAGGTTGTAGTCCATATTTAGCTATCATCTCCTCTGTCATATTTATTAGATACTTTGACTTTGACATTATTGGAAAATTTGGTACTCCCAAAATATGAGCAGATGTTAAATCTTTTCCTTGAACTATTTGTAAAGGATCAAAAAAGCCTGTACTGGGAGAATATGCAATAACTCGTTCATATTGATGAAGTCCAAAGATATATGAATAATCAGTTATTCGACTATCTGCCCAAGGCCACGGCCATCTCTCGCCTTTTAATGCTATTTTTGAATCTACTTTTTGTAAAAACTCTACTGTTAGTTCTTCAAACATTACAGGGCTTATTTGAATTAGTATATCCGTTGGAATATTCACCGGATGTCCATCTTTATATAAGCTCCCAATCCAGTCAGTTTTATTATCATCTCTGATAATATAAAAATCAGCTCTCGTTCCCATAACACTCCTCTTCTAAATTCTGCACTTTTTTACAATATTTGATTAGTCTCTTATCTGATAAATCGCCAAGATAACCACCTATAATTTTTCTATATAACCAATAATCATCAATAAATAAATGTTTGTGTTCTCTAATTTTAGAACACAACTGACGTCTTATTCTTTTTCTTAGTCTACTGTGGTGTTCTAATATTTGAGATAAAATTCTAACTGGTTCCATTCTTTTATCCTTTCATAATTTCACGAACTATGTCACCACTTTCTGAAAGTTCCAAATCACCATTTTCTGCAATTTTAATATCTTCATAAGGAGCAACAATACGTCTATATAGTTCCAACTTTGCTGCCTCTAATACTCCTATACAATCGTTTAAGGTTGCATATGACAAACCGTGAGATTCTATATACTTATGAAGCAAAATAGTAATACAATAGTTTAAGTCTCCTTGGCCAGTTGTATGTGGTCCAATTTCCTTAAGATGTTTATCAAATAGAGTTCTTCTGTTTTTCTCTATATATGGCATACTCTCACCTCTTTAATTTACAAAACAAGGGTTTCTTCCCTTTTTGGGGTTCTAGCTTTTTCCCCGTCTTCGTCTTTCCCCAATGACAAATCATTTGACTATTGTCATTGATTTTCATAAGATCACATGCTGTACAGTCACTAGTTATTGCTTTAGTTTTCATTAGCTTTCTCCTTTTTATATATTCTTTCTATCTTTTTAATATAGAATCTAGCCAATTTGTCACAACCTATATCAACATTCATTTTACAACAACTTCTTACAATACATTCTTTACATACTTCTGGTGTATTATTTGAGGAATCCAAATTTATATACTCCTTCTCTCATTCTGTTTTCAAACTTTTTATATAATAGATTAAATTCTTTTAAATCATCCTTGAAGTATTTCTTTAGAATGAGTTTAATTTGATACCAACCAGCATCCCAAGTATTTAAATGCCATTCAGGATGTTCTTCATGTAGTTGTTCCCTATATGGAAATGTTTTAATAACCAATTCAATAGCTTTGTTTAATACTTCTGCTGCATCTTTTGAAAATGATGATTCTTGTATTTTCTTGAATACGAATCTATCATGATCTCCAGTTGCATCATGGTATAATTCATCAAACCCATTTTCATTTGCTAACTGTAACATTTGTTTATTTGGCATCCAGAACCATTCATTTTTAATATCCCAGATTTTATCTTTATATGTGATTTTTCTTAGGGATGATTGGTTTGATGAACCATTGAATAATGAATATATGATTGCATCTGTATTCCATTGTGGATATTCTGGATGTTGTTCATTTGGTGCAATATATTCATCTTTTTGATTAATCCAGTTTGGGGTAATTATTTTTCTTGCTGTAAAAAGAGATATCACTTCATAAAAATTTTTTTCAATGAAGGGAAACCCATGAAATAATGTATCACCAGATGAAAACAAAGATACTTGTTTTGTATTGCATATTACATTATTTGAGGCATTACACATATAACCAATTGCGTTATCACACCACGTTCCTCCTCCATGTTCTTTTATAGAAATTGGATTTGATAAATGTGGACAATCATATCTTTTTATTCCCTTGATTTTTTCTTTTGTCCATATATTAGCAGGAATACAATCATCTGTATTATACAATTCTTTATAACTATTAGTTTCTATAATACCATCTTCATTAAAATCTTTAACTTCTACTATAAATTTATTAGTATTTTTTCTTGGACTCCATAAAGAGAACATGACTGACCACGATGATGCAGTATTAGAGAAGTGTTTTGAACAAAAGATAAACCCTTTTTCAAAACAAAACTCATTTAAAAATACTTCTCTAAATTTTTTGAAACTACTCCCAGTAAGAAATAGAGTAGGAGAAAAGAAAGATAAAAATATATTTGTTCTTGATGTTCTTTTGAATTTAATTATTCTATATAAAAATTGGGCATATAATTGTTCTGATGATTTTCCAAGATTTTCGTAATTCAACATTTCATAATTAATTTGGTTTTTTGAAATTGAATCTTTATTATTTCCACTAAAATTAAAATTAGATGCTGTTCCAAACGGAGGATTAAAATAAAACAATAAATCTTTTTTTATTTCATTTCCATCTTTATCTTTTTCAGGATAAAATATATTTTGTAATCCCCCAGGAATTTTTTTACTATCTTCAATCGGAACCATTAAATCAGGAATAACATCATCATTCAGAAAATCATACTGAAACTTTACAGCTTCTGGATTATAATGTTTAGCAACGTTTAAATATCCATAATTTATTTCAGAACAATACAACTCTTTAAATTTGAAATCTCTTGTTAAATTACCAGTTCCCCAAGCAGGATCCCATACAACATATTCTTCTTTCCAATCAGGACCAAATTGTTCTTCAATCATTTTATGAGCTTCTAATACCCACTCTGTTGGAGTGAAAAATTCTCCTCTGAATCGTCTTGCCTCATCTTCAACTAAACGATCACATATAGCTGTTAATCTTTTCTTTTCATCAATTGAATAATTCGTTTCAAAATGTTCAAAGAAAGAATCAAACACACTTCTGTTAATAGATACATCTCCAATTGGAGTAACTAATAGATTTTTCTTTTTTGGATGTGGATAATTATTATTAGAATCAATAAGACATCCCAAGAAAATAGATACTAATGTTTCCGAATCATATTTCTTTTTCTGTTTGATAATTCTTTCTTCAAAATATGAAAAGAATCTATTAATATTTAATTCCGTTATACGAAGTTTTTGGACTGTGTCATTATGCAGTTGTTTAATTTTATCAACTACAAATTTAAAATCAAAACGGTTATTATTAATACTAAATATATATGGTTTAATATTTTGATCATTATATAATTTTTTTGCTAATACTGGATTTTTAGAAGAAGCAACACTTGGCATGATGCTCCAATCTATATCCTCGTTTAAGTACGGTACTAAGTCATTTGAATGTAAGCAAAAACACTCGTCAAAGTCACCACCAAATATTATGCTTGGTAGTTCATCACCATGATTTTCAAAATCTTTTAAATAGTAAATTAATTGTATTAATAAATCAACTAATTGAAGTCTTTTTGTTAAATCAAAGTTGTATTTAAATTCCATTAACATTTTCAAACCATTTTCCATAAGACCATCAGTATAATAAGGAGAACTAATTTTGGCATCTGGAAAATAGTTACTTATAACTCTTTTATATTTTTCTTCAACGTCACTTTCTACTTTACATTCTTGTAGTAGATTATACAGATTGAGTGTAGTCATTTAAGTCTCCTTTTTGTTATTTTATCCCATTACCAACTTTCTTTTCTCTTCTGGACTCGAAAATAGTTTTACAAGACTATTAATATCCTTGCTATATTCAATAGACATTAAGTTTCTTGTTCCTTCATCCAACAAACAAATTTTCAATTGTGCAGGATTCATTTCCCCAAGCCCTTTATATCTTTGAATAGTTCTGCCCTTATCTCTTGCCTTCTGTACCATCTTATCAGACCATAATGGAATAAATGTTTTCTTCTCATTAATAGCAAATAGTGGAGTTTGGACAATATAATATCTACCTGATTTAATAATCTCAGGTAATAATATAGCAATAACCATCGTTACAAGACATGCAATATGAAACCCATCAAAATCTGCATCAGTTGCACATATTATTTTGTCATATCTCATTTTAGATAAGTCAAATTGTGGTTCAATACCTGTACCAATTGCTCTAACCAATTCACCAACCTCCTTATTATCAAGGATACTTTTTTTGGTTGTAATGTTTGGTATTGATTTTCCTTTCAATGGAAGAACTGCATGTAAACGGGGATCTCTTGATTGAAGTATAGAACCTCCAGCTGACTCTCCTTCCACAATATATAACTCGCCATTTCTGCTTGTACAATCTCGAAGTTTTGTAAATTGTGTAGAAGCTCTTCGGCCTCCTGTTCCATTTTTCTTTAACTTTTGTGAGTCAAGTCTCCTTCTATAATCCTGAAATCTTTCTAGGTATTCTATTAGAAGTTGTTCTTTTTCTACAGCGAAAATGTCTAATTGTTTCCGAAAGTCACTTCTAAATTTATTAAAATCAGTTTTATGATTAATTAATTTATCTTTTGTCTGACCTGAAAATTTTGGTTCAAGCATACTTAATATCAGATATGCTCTTAATCTAAAGAATACATCATTAGGTTGAAAGGAGAAACCATGTTTTTTACCTTTTGCTAAGAAAAAATCTTTTAACATATCCCAAAATACTCCAACATGACTTCCGCCATGATCAACTGGCAATAAATTTACCGAAGACATAATCTTTGGAGACACTGGACCAGTTGGTTCATATGTAAACAATACTTGAAACTTTTCTGGTTTTCTTTCTGATAATAAAGTTGTAATCTCTATATCTTTTGCTGAATCTAATGTTGATTCTACAAAATGCTTTTCAATATTTAATTTAAATACTTCACTTTTCCCGTCTATATCTAAGACAAATCTTAAATTATCTGGCATCTCTGCTGAAGCAGTAGTTAATCGTTTTCTTATTCTATCTATATTAGGCATTAAAGTGTGAAAATATTTCTTATTTGGTACAAACTCGATCTTTGTGGAAAAGGGACACACACCCTTATGATCTTCAATATCTGATTTCTTTAACTTACTGTCTTTAAAGTAATATATTGCATGTTTTTTGTTTCTGTAAATTTCAACTGTATATTCTTTACTCAGGGCATTAACGGCAACAAGCCCAATTCCATGTAGCCCGCTACAAATTTTATATGCTGATTTCTTATCTTGAAATTTTGCACCTGAAAATAATTTAGAAGATATAATAACTGGAGTATCATTACCAAAAGGTATCCCCCTTCCGTTGTCGAGCACTGAGAATTTATTTTCTTTTGTATTAATTATAACAGCGACTATATTAGCATATCCTGCCAGAGCTTCATCGAGAGCATTATCAATCGCTTCTTCCCATAAATGTGTGGGGGTATTTGTGTCCCCTATATACATGGATGGGTTTAATTGAATATGTTCAATTTCTTCAAGGACACGAATATCAGTTGATTTGTATTTTCCTTCCATCTATTTCTCTCCTTTAATAATCTATTACATAACCACCCATTTTTATGTTGCTTTATTTTTCCGTTAGCAACATATTGCATACAATCATAATTAAGACTATATTTATCACAGAATTTTTTAAGATTAAATACTCTAAAACTTTCTCCTATGGGAGATGTACAAAGATATTCAAATTTTGTTCTGCCAGATAATTTATCACTAACTTTTTTTACTGTTTCTGCATTATGCATTGGAGGATTTTGTTTAGTAAAAATACTTTGATCAGGTCTTTTTCTTCCTCTCAAAGTATTACCGTGCTTTATACATTCTTCAACATTTGACATTCTTCCTCTGCCTTTCTTAATCATATCCACAGCATTATCCTTATATGTACCAATAAATAAATGTTCTGGATTTACACAACAAGGATTATCACAATGGTGACACACTAACATTCCATCTGGTATTGATCCTTTATATAATTCATAAAGTAGTCTGTGGGCAAGATTGTCATCATATTTTCCATAATTCTTTGATATTTTGCCTTGTATCCATTCCCAACATTCTGTATCTTTATTAATAATATATCGTGTACCTACTTCTATTTTAAGATACTCTTTAAGCAAATCAGGATATTTTAACCAGTATTGTTCTTTACTTATATTATGGTTTTTCATTCTTGTAATGTGTTGATTTAAATATCTTAAACTATAGAAAGAGGCATCACATATTTGACATACAAATAATCTCTCTTTTGTTTTTATCATTTATCCTCCTCCTATTATTATAGTTCTACAAAATAAGTTTAATAGCCAGACTTTAATAAGTCCAGCTACCAAACTTTTTACTGACTATATTTTACTACTTGTTTTCCGGTATAAATAACGGGAATACCCATACTATTCCAATGAACATTCCCACTATTGAGATTATTAGTGCCTTGCTATTTCCATTTAAAATTGCAGAAATAAAACACCACCACTGAACCGTATAAAATAAAAATTTCATATCTGCACCACGTATCCAGTTCGGTTGACATTTTCTGCTGTACCACCTTTAGTAATAACCCAAATCAATTTCTTTGGTAGAGATTTCCTTGGGAGATTATTTATATCTTCAGTATAACCATCTGTGAAAGCAAGACAAACATCACAGTTAAGTTGTCTAGCCCTTTCAAGACCAGGAAACAAAGTTGTTCCGCCTCTTCCTTTAATATTGAATTGAATATCTCTTATTCTCCTGACTTCATATTCTTTTTCTACAGCGGCATCTACTTCTAAAACAGTAGTATAACAATGACGATCATTCTCAATAATATTTTTAACACCAGAGAGACCCTCTAAAATATCATCCACGTTCATACTTCCAGATGTATCAATCAACACAACAATATCAAAAGTCATGTCTCTTGTTTTACCTGGAAATGGAGATATCTGCGGAATATACTTATTATCTTTTAATGCAAAGACATAAGTTCGTTTTCTATTAATTTTAGTTGGGCTTCTCAAAAACTTACTGAATCTTGATCCTCTAATTAATTTCCTGATGATTTGATAATATGGAGCTTTTGGTGGAGCAAGGGCTCCTTCTATTAGTTGAGCTATATGAGATGGTATAGTTCCTCTATCTTTATTAAAACTCTTGACCGATTCTTTAATAATATTCTGAACATGTTGGTCAATCTTTCTCGACAGTGAACTAAGGTCGGGAACACCCTCTGTACCTTTTTTCCATGTAGCGTGATCATTGAATGCCTTATTTCCTGCCATGTTTACAGTTTTGGCAGTCTTCAATAGTTCATAAAAATAGTATTCGGTTACTTTACCTTCTTCTAATTTATAATTTTCTGGAAGACATGGAGGCCAAGGTTTCCCATCTATTACAATTGGTTCTCTGATATTTGCCTGTGTATTAACAGTACAATCTGCTGCAACATTCCAAACTTCAGTCTTAATTGTTTTCCTTTGCTCAGAAGTTTCATTCGCTAAAATGCGAAGATATCTTGGAATATGTTTATTAAGAATATGCATTCCTTCGTGCTCAATTATTTTTAATATTGATTTATCACTAGTATTCACCATTAAGTCGGGCTCGAAGTATAATGAAATTGTACCGTCTTTTTCAGGACCTACCCCCATAATTGAGGGTAGTCCTTTTACAGGTTTTCTTCTTATTCTTGAGAACAAGTAACCCCAGTAATTATATTTCAAGACGAATCTTGCAACTAATTCTCTGAGACGTTCTCCTTGAGGTCTACTCATTAGAGATTTCCCTCACCTGCTTTAACAATTGGATCATAGAAATTTTTCTTATAGGATTTAGATCCTTTCAAAAGTGACAGGTGAATTTTTGTCATATATTTAAATGGTTCAGATGATCTGTTAAATGAATCTATCTGTGATATAAATAATGCCGATGTATCAATAGGCATCATTAATAGAAAATCAAGTACATTCTTTAACTTATTATCATCATGCTGAGGCATTGATGTTGTCATAAATGTACAGAATCCAACCATAAGCTCCCCTAATTTAGCGTTATTATTATCTTTAAGAAGCTGTTGAATTTGAGGTTTGATCTCTCTTAAATTATAAAACACATCTTTAGGATTGATGTCTTTCTTATCCCGGGCGAATTCAATGAATAATCGAGTCATATTTGTATTAAGAAGTCCAGCAGCTTTAACTTCAATTTCATCAAAGTCTATGGTTTTACGTCGAATCTTCATTTTCCATAAATGATCTGATAATTTTTCATAACTTGCTGGATTTGCATAAACCGACCCAATCTTTTGGGCTTGAAAATCATAAAGATATTCTGGGTGGGTTTGAATGAACTCAATAATATATGGATGAAAATCTTGTGCTATTGCATATGCAAGAAAGTCAGTTGCAAGAACTTCAGTATATAGATGTAATTGTCTTCTTAGTCCTGCTGCATCTTCAAGATTGTCCATTGAATATTCAGAATCATCTGGATTATCAATTGATATAACAAACCACCCCTTTGGGAATGGATGCCTATGGACAGAATATTCATTTTGAATCTGCCATAGTAATTGTTGTAGCTGATGATCACCTCGTGAAAATTCATCAATTACAAATATTCCAAATGAGTTCTTTTCTTTCGGTACAAAATCCGAATATAACATTTTAAATGTTGGTTCCCCAGTTTCTGCTCCAACTGGGAATGGAATGATAAAATCATCTCTTGATAGAACAGGAGATTTGATCATAAGACAACCAAACTCCTGCTCTTTTTTATTACCAAATATTTCTTGTGTTAATTCTTCGGCAATCTGATAGCATATCTGTGTTTTTCCAACACCGGCTGGACCGATGATATGATAACATTGTTTATCAACTTCTCGACCTGCTTGCCAGGCTGCAATTGTGTCTTTAATGTCTTCTTTTAGTAATGTTTTAATTTTCGCAATAGAGAGAACTGATATATTCAATCTCTCATGGTATTTCAATTCTTGTTCTTGAGTATTTTCGTCAGGCATTGCGGATCTCCTTTTCTTTGGTTAACTTAAAATTCTATGTCATCAAAACTGAACAATTTATCTGATACTTCTTCCTTTGCCGGTTCCGAAGCTGCTTCGCTTTTTGTTTCTGGAGCTTTCTCTGCTTCTGTTGATAATACACCTTCTGGTTTTGCTCCGTAACCTGTAGTTTGCTTTCTTTTAGACCAGTCGAATTTATCATTGAATTGTTCGAGAGTGTCTTTAGATAGCTTCAATATTTTAAGAACAGCTTCTTTTGGGAGTTCAACACCTTTATTAAGTTCAAAGATGTTTACTTCATTATTAAATGATGAAGTTGCTGTCCCTCTGGTTATTTTTGTAACGAACCTTTTGTTATTGACTACAGCTTTTTCAAATGCTTTGCTTTGATCTGTAACAGGTTCAAAAATAGGAGACAACTCTTCATTATACATATTGTTAAGATATTCTGAAACATTTGAATATCTCATTCCCTTTCCCCTTATAAATATAAATACTGGTCTCTTTTCTTCTGTGAGGATAGGACTTCCATTTTCATTACAATAAATACCTGCAACCAGTATTTGAGATCTGCATGGATTACAGAAATCAACTGCTGCTCGGTCTGCTGATGTAAGAGGACATTCTCTCAGCTTTCCATCACCTGTTTTAGCTGTACCGAACCAGGGAGCTTGTCCTTCTTTAAATGAAGTACATACAATACTATCACGCCCACGTTCAGTCTTAATATTTACGAGAATCTCTTTAGTATGAGTGATAATCATATGAACACAATCCAAGTTGTATTCGACACCTCTTACCTGAAATTTCTCTACTTTTTCTTCAATGTTTATATGATTTTTTCGAGTTTTTCCTGAGATATAAACACTATGGAAGAATTCTTCTTCCGGCAATGTCATTTCACCGCTTCCACCTTGAAAACCAGTACCTTGTAAATCTTGATAATCTTCAAACGACATGTTTAGTTTCCTCCTTAATTTCTTTTAATAATTTTTTTAAAGACATTGAACATTGTTTGCCTTTTTTGATATTATCTATTCTTGGTATAATCTCAAAATTTTTCCAATGTCCAATTATTTGTTCATTAATATTATTTTTAAATCCTTCATATATTGAATATTTATGATCTAAATGATATGTAGTTCCTCGCAAATCTATGTTTAAAATATTATTTTTATATTTTTTAACTGATTTGTTTGTTTGTTGCCATACTTTTTTTGAATATAATTGATATTTAGTAAGAACAATTGGATCGCTTTGTAAATTAAAACAAATACAATGACTTTTACAATAATCTGAGCAATACAAGAAAGCACCAAACCCCGAGTGCTTTTCTATTGTTCTAATTCGTTCATAAAGTTGTATATAAGTAGGTTCAAACCAGGAGTTACAGTATTGGCATTTAACTAAAATTTTACCATTTATTCCTTCTTTTAATTCTTCCACTTTGCAGAATAATTTATATTTAATTTGTATTTTTTTAACTGTCAGTTTCTGCACCTCAGACCAATGCTGTTTTATTTTTTCACTTCTGATTTTTCCTTTATTTCCAAGACCAATCCTTAATTTAGTCTCCTCTTTATGCGGTCCTTTGCGTCCTGGTTTTCCTTTCTTGTTATCACCAGATCTTTTCTTTTTGGCAGGACAAGAATTAAAATTTTCTGTACAACACCAGAATGTTTTATCTTTATTCTGGAAATGTGCTATTCTACCACATCCAAAAGAACAAATTTGATAACTATTTACCGGAATTAATTGATGATGTTCTTTACTTTTTCTTATAATTTCAGGACATTTATTTGGATGATGTGAGCAACACCATTTAGTCATACCTTTTCTGGGAGGA